TCTGACTCAGCAGTTAAAGTACCTACACAGCAATCAGTTAAGGCTTATGTAGATAGCCAAGTAACAGCACAAGATTTAGATATAAGCGACGGTAGTGCAACTATTGCAATTGATTTAGATACAGAAACCCTATCATTACTTGGTGGTACTGGTCTTACATCAACAGCCTCAGGTAATGGTGTAACTTTTGCTATAGATAGTACTGTTGCAACCTTAACAGGAACACAAACACTTACTAATAAAACATTATCTAGTCCTGTATTAAATGGAACACTATCAGGTACAGCTTTCAAAGATGAAGATAACATGTCTAGCAATTCAGCGACAGCAGTTGCTAGTCAGCAATCAATTAAAGCTTATGTAGACAGTCAGGTAGGTACAGTTGATACCCTAGCTGAAATTTTAGCTAACGGTAATACAACAGGTGGTACTGATATAGCCGTATCTGCTAATGATGATATTACCTTTACAGATACCAGTAAGGCCTTGTTTGGTAATGGTGGAGATTTTCAGATATTCCACAACGCTACTAATAACGTTTTAAATGGTGTAAATGGCGATACAATCTTTCAATTATCTGGTTCTGAAAAAGGTAGATTTTCATCTACAGGACTTTCAGTATCAGGTGCTGTAGGTATAACAGGTAACTTTAATACCTCTTTAGGAGGCTATCAGGTTGGGGGAACTACAGTAATAGATTCTTCAAGAAATCTTACAAATATCGGCACTATCTCAAGTGGGGAAATAACCTCTGCAGGTTCAGGCGATCAAGATTTAATTATAAATTCAACAAACTCTTCTAAAGCTAGAATTTTGTTACAAGAAAATGGCACAACAAAAATATTTATAGAAAATAAAGCAAATAGTGTTTCAGGACAGTTTGGTATTTATTCTGCTGCAGCTAGTAAATATGCCTTTCTAATAGATGCTTCAGGTAATACAAGTCTAAATGGTGGCACTTTAACAAGTGGTGCTATTACAAGTAGTGGTTTAGTAACAGCAGATGAGCTTAGTGTTACCAACGATTCTACTTTTAATGGATCTGTTGATGCTTCTGGGCAAGAGGTAACAGCTGGTACATACGTAATCAACAATATTGCTGTAAACGGTTCTAGTACAGCAACTACCTCAGCAACCACACAAGTAGCGGTTGATACTGTATCTAAAACAGCATTTAGAACCGTTAAGTATTTAGTGCAGATAACTAACTCAACAGATAACGAATATCATGCTACAGAGATACTAGTAACACATGATGGTACTACGCCGAGCATGACCGAATATGCTACTATATTTACAGGTACTGCCGAGGAAGCAACGTTTAGTGCGGACATATCAGGTAGTAATTTAAGGCTATTAGCGACACCTGCCTCGACTGATAGCATGACATTTAAAATAACCAGGACAGGTATAAAGGTATAGCGATTGGATAGGGAAGATGGCTAACAATAAAGACTTTAGAGTAAAGAATAATCTATTTGTAAAAGGACTAGGAACAAGTACGTTCTCTGGTGATGTCTCTGTTGGCGATACTATAACAGTTCAGGGTGCAGCCACTTTCCAAGATGATGTAGCATTTAATGGTGCTTTCAACCCTACTAGCATAAATGCGTCAGGTAACGTCGTAATAGGTGGTAACTTAACGGTTAATGGTACAACCACAACCGTTGATACTAACAATCTTAATGTCAAAGACAAAAATATAACACTTAACTATTCAACAGGTGATAGCTCTGCTTTAGCTAATGGTGCTGGTATTACCATACAAGATGCGGTTAATTCAACAACAGATGCAACTATCTTGTGGGATAGTGCGAATGATCAATTTGACTTTTCGCACACCATAACATTACCCGATAGCCAATCTTTAAAATTTGGTAATCTTGGTGATTTAAGTATTGAACATAATTCATCAGGTGATTCTGTAATAAATAATTTTACAGGCGACCTTTACATTACCAACAAAGCAAATGACAAGGACATTATCTTCCAATCAGATGATGGCTCTGGTGGTGTCACCACTTATTTCCAACTTGATGGAAGTGAAGTAGTCACATCTTTCTTAAAAACAACAAGACATCTAGATAATGTGAAAGCTATGTTTGGCTCAAGTAACGACCTACAAATCTATCACGATGGCTCTAATAGTTATATATCTGAGGTAGGAACTGGACAACTGTATATACAAGGCAGAGATGCAGTAATTATAGAAGATGGCACAACTGGTGAAAATTATATTTATATGCAACGTAATAATAAAGTTGAGCTTTATTACG